ATAGAAAAGGGGGCTTAATTGCCCCCTCTTTTTTGTTCTTAGAACGTATCTTTTGATTCATTGTACAATTTTATAGCTGCTTCCCACGCATCATCATCCGCTATAGTACGACCATTGTTTTGTGTTCTATACGTTTCTTCTATAACCATTCTTTCTCCACTAGGTACTTTATTTAAGTATAAAACTTTTAGTGACCGATTTCTTTCAGCGTCAGAAAGAACACCTGTAGCCACACCTGTATTTTCAGGGTCTAACACTATCTCACGCGCTTCATTTCTAACTTTATTAACTATTTCTTTTAACTTGGCACGTTTTATTTTATCACTAGCTAAACTATTATAGTCGGGTCCAGCAATGTATCGTCCAACTTCCCTATCCATATACTCGCCCATTAAACCTCTTGCCTCATTTGTCAATGGCTTATCTAATTTAATATTTTTAGGGCTTACCTCATAGTACTCAAACTTTAGTCTGTCTAGTTCTTTTTCCACATAATTTTTACTTTGTTTAGGTGTAAGACCTGTCAACTGTTTTAAGAAAGCGTTTACACTACGTAATCCACCAGAACGAGTAGGGGATTCTAACTGGTCACGTTGAGGCCCAACACCCGTATAACCCATCAAACTTCCCTGCTCTTTATCGCCCGTCATTTGAGGGAAGGAGCGAGTTGCTTGTTTCAGCATGTATCCCAAGGGACTAACATCAGTGTTATCAGCAACTTGTCTGAAACGAGGATCAACTGTAGTCACTATGTCTTTTATTACACCAGCACCTACAGTATATGTATTTAAATAATTACCTAAAGCCTTTGCTCCGGCTTCCCATATTAAATCTTCTGATAATCCGTTTTCTACACCGTTAATCATAACATCAACGGTGCCATCAATAATATCTAGTTGTGTGCCTGCGCGACCTTGACCACCAGTCATGGCAGTGATAAATTCTTTTGCTGAGTAAGGCATATCTGATGCGACTTTATCATTGTCATGCAGTTTACCCATACCCGGTAACTCAGGATTTTTTCTATATAGATAGTCAGCAAACATTGCAAATGCGGCAAAGGGGCCAAGAGAAGCCCTCATATCAAACAAGTCATTAGATGTAGGGTCTTTATATTCATAAGGACCAGTGGTCTCATCTCCAAACTGACTTCTTACAGCAGCGAAAGTAGATATTAAAGCTAAACCGCTTAATTGTTTTCCGGCTCTATCAGCAAAACTAGACTTGTTTAAAACTCCACCTGCATCAATCATACCAAATATAGGCGCATGTTCATACACAAACCTGAATTGATTTACCATATAACGTGGAAATGGTATTGCTAAAGAACCGCCTGTGGTCTGACCAAACTCAATAAAGGTTTGTGCTGCAGAATTAAATATGCCATCTTTACCTCTGAATTTACCCGTCTGATAGGTAAAGTCTAGTGCTTTCTCCATAGCGTCTGCTAAGTTCTCTTTTGGTATTTTGTTAAAATTACCTGCCTTTAAAGTAGACGCTAGATTCTGTGCGTTGTTTGAACTTGCACGAATAGCTATGTCTAACTCACGTGCAAAAATAGCACGTTTAAACATATTGTCTGACATTGTGTTAAACGTATTTAACTTACGCGCTAGTCCCAATAAACCTGTTTCTGCACCCGTAGTATTGGCAACATCTCCCATATCTTTAAATAGCTGCCTAGCAATCTCACTAGCACCAAATCTTTCGTCTTTCATTAGTCTAGTCAATGCGGTGGTTGAAGCTGAGTTCATACCAAGAACTAAATCTTTAAACAGTAGACCGTCTGCGCCAACTCGCATCTGCGCACGTCCTAACTTAACTGCATTATCAGCCTGTAAAGCAGCATCACTTTTAGGTATGGTAGTTAATTTCTTTATATTACCACCAGCATAATTAATTAAACCAGTACCCAAATTATCTAAAGTATAAATAAAATTACGCATATATCCGTTTGTTGTGTTACGAACAGTCGTGGCAGCCTGAATAGTCATCAAACCGATACGCGCTTTATTTATGTTTCTTAAACCTTCACCAGCCTGACCTAGTTTATGTATTGCTGTTTCTTCTTCAACACGGCGTAAAGCCTTACTGGTAAAGTCTCCCATATTTAATAGGCCATCGTCTATTTCATTAAATTCTACTTGTAATTTAGCTACTGCACGTTTAGCTGCACCTTTAGCTGCGCTAATTCCCCCCAGAACTTTACCTGCACGACTAGCTTCTGCGGCAATTACTGCTGAAGCATCATTAACCATAATAGTTCCTAGTTGTTCAGAGGTAACATTGTGTTCATCTAGTATTTTTTGTAGTGTATTCTTAGGCAAAACACCTTCACGTATACCTCGTGATATACGTGACGTAAATCTTTCAGCTAAATCCTCTTTACTGCCTGCTGTTATACGATCTGTTAAACTACCTTCTTTGAGGCGTGGTGGTATAAGATGATATACCCTAGCACCTGCGGTGGCTATATTCTGAAGTAACTGTGTGTCAATTGCAGCCGTGGTGTTACTACCTCTTTTACCTAACTTTTCTGCTATCTTTGAACCTGCCGCTAACTCTTCTGGTATAGTTTCTTCCAATGCTTTTTTAGTAACATCATCCAGTGTTAAAGTATTCAGTATTGTCTTAGCTGTTTTTGCCTTTAATTTTGCATCTTTTTTACTGCCGCCTTTTAATATAGTCTGACTGATCTTATTGCCTGTTTGTATAGCTTCAATGTCTTGCTTACCTGTTGCTCTTACAATCTCTTCAGCTTGAAAAGACCGGAGTGCTGATTGTGTGCCTACACCCAGTCCTACTAAAGCAGGCGCAATAGTAGACGCTAAACCAGCAAATCCCATAGCACCTAAATCAATTTCTTCTTTTACGCCTGTTTCTACACGAGTCTGTTCTTGTGCGGCTACAGTTCCTACTGCAACAGGAGCCTCTATAAGCACAGATTTACCAGCAGTCTTCATTCCTTCTTTAAGGGCTTGACGAATACCAAATTTAACGCTTTGCTGCGCTGCTAGCGCACCTGCTTTAGCTGCACCACCAGTAAAAATACCCGCATAAGTAGAGGGGGCTTTAAATACGCCTTCCAGATAATCACCAGCAGCAGACCAACCTAAGTCACTATCCATGTTATCAAATGTGTCCATTAAACGACCCATTCTAGCACGGGATTCATCATCAGCTTCTTGAGCATATGTCATGTCTTTTAAAGCAGTTACTTCATTTACATTCTGAAAACGGAAGTGTTCCATGTAAGCATCGTATACTTTGTCATCAGTATCTAGTTCTTCTGGGGCATACCCACCACGGTCAATAAGAAAGTAAGCAGCATCATTTACAAAATCTTCATCTTGCATTAATGTTTCTTTATTCAAATCTTCTGGAACATACTCGTGATATAATGGAGTTGACATTTAATATCCTTGAGGAATTGCTGTACCCGGATGTTTTCTTATTAGTATATTTTTTAAAGCATTTGCTTTTGCTGATCCGGGTTGTTGTTGCAGTAACTGGTCAACTATCTGTTGAGCAGCAGAGGGGGCATTAATAGCCGCTGCCCCACCGCCGGATGGAGGAGTCGTAGCAGAACCGCCGCCTGTGCCTGTATTTAATTTAAGATTACCTGATGCAGTTGTATTTGAAGGAGCCGTAAACAGTTTTGCATCTTTGTTTACCACAAACCTACCCATACCATCATCATCAGCAGGAGGTTCATAAGAAATCATGTAATTGTCAGCAATGGCTAATTTTAATTCTCTCATTGCCGTACCATGACTTTTTATTCCGTTATCCATAATATATTTATTTAGTAATTCTTGTAGATAGGATTGCTTTTTTATATACTCTGTTCGTTGCTTATCATCTCCAGAAATATCCGTTATTAATCCGGTTTTTTTGTCTATCACTGTTCCTAAACCATTAGCCATAGCTAAAGATTTTCCTAGATTATCTCCGTTTTTTATAGATTTATCTGTAGTCCATTTTTCATCAGTAGATGTGGTGGCCCTAGTAGATTCCTCAATCAACATTAGTGATTGTGCTTCTGTTCTCATTGCTTCAGCTTCTTCTTTTTTACCTTTTGCTTGAAGATTATTAGCCAGCATATACAATCTTTCAGCTTCTTCTTTAGGAGTATCTAACCTACCCAACATATACTCTTTAAGATCACCCTGTAATGTGGGCGGCATTGTTTTTAATGCATCTTCACCTGATGGCATTTCAATACCAGCAGCTACCATTTGGCCTTCAGACAACTTTTCTAATCTTTGCATAGATGCATCAGCACCACCGAACATTTTTCCAAAACCTACAGCAACACTTCCCTTAACCGAATCTAACGGGGCTAAAGATAGATACGGTGTATTGCTATCAATAAGTTGCTCAAGAGTCACACTTTTACCTGTTCGTTGAGCAAGACTAATTTGATCTAAAGGATTTAAACCTAGCTTTTGTTTTTGCGTTGCCAAATTAGCAGCAATAGTTTTTGCTCTATCATATGAAAAGTTATCAATCAGGTACTGTGCGGCATCCGTATTGCCGTCCAAGTAACTAACCATTGTTTTTATTTCTGCTTCTTTTTCTTGTCTAGTTTTTTTATTAGTAGCTTCATTATTAGCGGCACGTTCAAGGCGCAATGCAGCAAGACGACTGATGTTATCTTCCGTCTTCTCCATGTCTTCGTCAATTTCTTTTGCGACTTTATTAGCTAAACCTGTAGCAAAACCTCTAGCAAAATTTCCACTGAACATTAAGACCTCCGTGCCATAAGACTTGTAGACTGTTTTTCTTCAACAGGAACAGCCGCAACACTGTCTATTTTAGCTTCTAAATTACTTTCTTGCTCTTGCGTAGCTGAGTTTTTTTCTGCTTTTTTAAATTTATTTAAAGCTGAATTTAACATTGCTTTGCTAGGCTCGTCCGTATCTTCGTCCCCTACAGTGTATTCTATACCTGCACTGTCCCCTAAAAACATAACAAATTCCATAAGAACAGGAGCAATAAGTATACCTACATCAATAGTATGTATGCCCTGCATTGCGCCAGATGTTTGAATGATATTTACTAAAGTAGAAACAGGAACACCCATCTCAAGAATGTCAACGATTTGATCCGAAAACTCATCTACTGACAGTCTAGTAATGTAGTAATCAATAGCACCCTCTACGGTAGGGTACTGGGGTGGTGATTGCCACGGTCTACCGCCAAGTTCTGCTGTCATTCCCATACCCGGAATAGGTGCATCAAATTTCTGTTCAAGATTTTCCATTTAACATGTTCCGCTGTTTGTTTATAGCTAGAAAATATTTTTCTACTCTATTTTTAGGTTGAAAAATATCTACATCATTGTCCATTTTACCACTTGTTTTATTTCTTGTCAATAGACCTTTTAAAACTTTTGGCTCGTTGTCTGGTTTAGTTTGACTATTACTCAGTACAGTTTGTTTCATTTTTGAATATGCAGCAATCATTTCATTAGACATTATGCGTTCACTCCTTAACTACCAAAAACACCAAATTTACTTTTGATCCATGCGCTACCCAAAGAACCTACCAAGTTACCGATAGCAGAACCTGCCGCAGAAGAGGCTGCAGCATCCGCTGCTTGTTTACTAGCATCAGCATCTAATTGTGCTGTAGCGATTGTAGTAATACGATCTAATTCGTTTTCAGCAGATGTCCATGCCCATTCCATTGTATCAGAATAGTAACTCCATAAATTATCATATGCTTGCTTGCTGATATCTAAGATAGCATTAGCATTTAACTCATTAGCACGGTTAACCGCTGCAGTATCAGCAGTAGCAATCTGCCTACGCCATTGAGCGTTTGACTGTGCAATTACTAACTGGTTCTGCGCATTGAACTGGTCACGTTGATTATTCAGTTCCGCATTGAAACGATTGACTGTGTTAGCTTGTCCAGCATTAAACTGTGACTGTGCATTTTGTTGTGTTGCATTAAACTGAGAAACCTGAGAAGAAAGATTAGCAAAGAACTGATCTGTTTGGTTTTGACTTGATGCATTAAACTGTGCGGCAGCGTTAGTGGCAGCTTGATCTGTAAACAAAGACTGTACACGTTGTTGTGCTTTAAACAAATCGGTTTGCTGACGATTGGATAAGTTAGCCATGTCATACTGCAAAAAGTTCTGTGCATTTTGTACGGCAGCTTGCTGACGGTTATTCAGGTTAGCTGTATCTAGTTGCGCCAATGCTGCAGCCTCTGACATGATAAGAGCCTGCGTGTTAGACAAGTTAGCTAAATTCATTGTGTTAGCAGCACGTGAGTTCTCTAACTGTACCTGCTGTTCTGCTGTAAAGTTCTGATTAGCTATATCGGCAATACGGGATGCATTTTGCACTTTAACTTGGAATGCCTGATCAAACTCTTGACCCATAAATCTGGCACGTTGTTCAGCCGCAAGCATTGCTGATTGCTGCCTGTTAGATAAGTTTTGTGATTCAAACTTAGATATTGTAGCTGCATCAGCCTGTGCAATAGGCATAGCTGATTCCATAGCAGCTTGTACCAAAGCCTGACCTGCAAGAGATGACGCACCCAATCCACGTGCAGCCATTTGCGCTGTAGCATTACGCATAGCACCTGCTGCCCATGCTGGTGTAGCACCACCTTGGAACTGGTTCATCAGACCGGACAACTGATCTTGTACCATTGCCTGTTGGCTAGGATTAGCCGTAGCTGCGGCAGCTTGGGTCTGTGCTGTTAGTTGAGCAGCAGCCTGTGCGTCTACACCTGTGCCTGTAATAATTTCACCAGATTGTATCTGACGCTGTACAGGATTGTTAATAAGTACTGCATTGCCCTGTGCGGCCTGTAGGCTGCCCACTGAAGACGCTGTTTGCTGTGCTGCTGTAATCTGTGAACGAGGGTCGCTAGGGTCTGCCTGTGCAGCTTGTGTGGCGTTCATAGCGGCATCTACCGCAGGAGCAGCTTGTGCAGCTTGCATTGTATTAGCGTGTGTCTGATTTACTGGAGCAGCCTGCGCTGTTTCAGCCATAGCTGTCGGCACTGCTATCTGACCAGTAAGCTGTCCTGTACCTGCTGCTACATCTTGCGTAGAATCATACTGCGTTGTTGCTGCAACTGTCTGACCGCCTGTTGGTAGTGCGGGGTTATACATTTGGTCTACGCTATAGTCTCCAATAGCTGGTGTCGTAGGTTGTTGTTCTGTTTGCTCTGTTGTAGTTGAATCGCCTACAGTTTCAGCTACTGCATCTATAACAGCACCAGAAAGAGGGTCTATTGATCCTGTTTCTAACCCACCTTCTTGATACTTTTTAACCACTCCACCTTTAGCCATTTGAATTGCTTGATTAGTATAGTTCTGCATTTGTTGTTGACGCATAGGGTCTTGGGAGACGTAATCTTGAAAACCTTGCATATTTCCTTGATAACCCATAACACGTGCTATCTTTTCCATGCCACTAGGTTTAAATGCTTTAAACATTGCCATTTTTTAATCCCTACTTAGTACCTTATCTAGTTTATCTTCAACACGATGCAAGGCTTCCATTACTTGCCGCATATCATCCCGCAACTCCATACGTGTAGCATATTCTTCACGTGTTTTGTTTAGTAAAATCTCTACACGTTTTTGCTCTTTAGTGGTGGTATTAGCCCACCAACCAAAACCAAATAGGATTAAACCAATAAGAGTATCTATTAAACTTGTCATATCCATTAGGTTTTCCTTGCCCCATAGAAATCTGTGAATGATATCGTACCTGAAGTTGGTACACTTGCATTTACTGGTGAGTCTATACTAGCGTTGTTGTACGTGCTACCACCAATATAAACCCTACAAACAGCCCATCCGGCTGAACCACCGCCTCCTGCTACTCTTATTACCTGATTAGCAGTAACTGATAAAGTTCCGGTAGTCGATGTGGTAACATTGCCGGGACCGGCGGTAAGACTATGTGTAGCCACTTGACTGCCGTTAACATAAAAAGTAAATGTAGCAGTCTTTACTGCTTGCTCGATATAGTAGGCTACATAATAGTTGTATGTACCCGTTTTGTCTACCGTAAAATTTCTGTCAAAACTTATTGTGCTACCGTTGTCGCCCCACAGTGCCTGCGAGTAAAGCCGACTAAGAGTATTTATCTGTGGATTGATGCCGCTTTGGGCAGATGATCTGGCGTTAGCTGAGTTTGAGCCACCAAGATTGCTAGCTGTAACAGCTTCGGCAATCGTAGCTGGAAACCAGACACCTCCCTTATAATAATGTGTCAGAGTTGCAGCACTTTGTATATCACCAGCTTCAGTAGCGATATCCCATAATGATATTGGACCTGAAGTTTGCAGTGCCATTACGGTGATCCAACGGCAGTTATGTCACCAGCAGCAGTAACGTCACCATCTGAAGCAACTTTAAATTTAGCCACGTTATTATACCTAAACTCTAAGTCAGTACCATCAAGCAGAATAGTCCAGTTACCAAACTTGATAGACTGACCATTAGTGTCAAGTTGACCGCCAAGCTGCGGTGTAGTATCGTTTACAAGTTCAGTACTGACACCACCAATAGCACTAGACAAACCATTTATTTGTGTTTGAATATTACTTGTAACACCGTCAAGGTAGTCATATTCAGTAGAGGTCACGCCTGTTGCACGTAAGTCTTTAGCATAGTTAAGGTCCGTTACTGTACCAGTAAATCCGTCTAAATTATTTAACTCTGGTGCTGTAGCAGTAACTGTTGTTCCGTTAATTTGAAAGGTATATAAGTTTACTGCGCCTACTAATGTGCCTTCAACATTAGCTAACAAAGTGCCTGTAGTAATATTCAAGTTACCTGTACTACTACCATTAAATGGTCCAGTGCCTACTACAAACTTATCTACGCTTTCATCCCAACCAATAAAGGCATTAGTTGATGAACCTCTTTCAATAACAATACCAGCATCATTAACAGGTGAACCGGATGTACCATTACCTAGTTCAATCAAAGAATCAGCTACGACTGTGTTGGTTGTGTTGACAGTGGCAGTAGAACCGTTAACAGTAAGGTTGCCTGTAACAGTTAAGTTACCGCCGACAGCCACATTACTGGTTGTGTTAATGCTTTGCATATATGCATTGGACCAGTAGTTAGAACTATCTCCAAGTGTATATGTATTAGTAATAGAAGGAATAATATTAGAAGATACATCTGCAATAAAGGTTACTGTGTCTGATGCAGCGTTACCAATAGTAGTATTACCCTGTACAGTCAAGTTACCTGACAGTGTAGAGTTTCCGGTTACAGATAAGGTAGAAGATAATGTAGCAGCACCACTAGCATTAAGTGTTCCTACAGAAGTATTTCCAAGAGATGCCGCACCTGTAGTGGTAATAGTAGAAGAGCCAGTGTCAATATTGCCAAAACCACTAGTAATAGAGCCAGCATTAAGTGCGCCTACAGTTGTTACGTTAGGCATTGAAACAAGATACGTTTCAAAGTAATCCTCAAAGTCAGACATAGCAACTTGTTTCATTACGCTGCTATCGTTTAGAATAAGCCTGTCTACGGTATTAATTGTAACACCAGATGCAGTATTACTACCGTCCAGAATATTGAGTTCTGTAGTAGTGATGTTTGCACCATCTAAAATATTAATTTCGCTAGCAGTAGCGGTAACACCATCTAAGATGTTTAACTCTGCCGTTGTTACAGTTGCACCATCAAGAATACCCAGTTCAGTTTGGTCTACGCTGGATGCACCAATTTCAATTGTTGTTCCTGCGGTAATGCTACCTGATACATCTAAGTCACCATTTAAATCTACAAGAGGCGTAACAATCTGTAGTTCTACGTCTGCAGCAATATCAAGTTGACCGTCTACAGACGAGTTAATGTACAGAGCGTTATCACGGAATTGAATTTTATTTGCTAGTAGGAAAGTAGTATCTTCAGCAAAACCATCAATGTAAGCGTTACCATCAATGTACAAGTCTTTATACTGCGCACCAAGAGAACCAATATCAATTGTATTACTTGTAAGCGGTACTAGTTGTGTGCTAGATACATTAAACTCACCATTTGGTCCGATTTCAAGAATACGCCCGCCGCCCGCTGCAGTACCATCGTGGGTATGTCCTGTTGATGCGTTAAAGGCTGCTTCAATAGCGTTAAACTCATCATTAAAATCGTTGGCATCAATAATATTATTAGCTACAATATTAGCTGCTGCTTGTCTGGTATAACCTGCCATAGTATTACTTTCTTCCGTTTATTGCAAATTCAATAATAATAGCATCTAGTGAAAAAGGTGGATTAATATCATCAGATGTTAATGTTATTGATGCATTATATGCAGACCCAATTATCTGTGTTTCCAGTATGCTGTCCACGTTTCCTGAACCGTATGTTGCTGTACCATATGTAGCTGATGGTGATCCAAACCTAGAAAAATTACTAGTGTTATTAGCTAACGGTATGATGTTTGGCTGAACAACGCCGGTATTAGCCCTGTCAAAGTCAAGTATTAACTGAAAGTCTACTTCTACTGAACCTGTTGGATCGGTGTATAAGTGTGCTTTATAAAAAGTCTTACGTAGTCTAGGGTCTTGAAAAGTCAGGAAAGGACTAGCAAATGTTGCAAGAATGTTTTGTCCATCAAAACTAGAACCACGCTCTAATCTATATACATACCCATCATCATTAGCAAAATATATAAATTCTTCATCATCTACATATTCACTGAAACTTACACGTGCATTAATGCCACGAGTTTCTGCCCAAGCAAACTGACCTTCACCTATTTGTGATGCTATCACACCTAGACTAGATGCATTTGAAATACCACTTGCATAACCAAATAATCTATACTGGCTTTTGTTTCTAATTACTAAAGAGCAAAAAGCACTTGAGTTATCAACAAAGTCAGTAACCTGTGACTGAATCGGTTTTGATAAAACAGCAAGATTAAAGTCGCCAATTCTATCAGTAGCACCTAATGTACGTATACCATCCGGTCCAAGGAATACTACGTCACCACTAACCTCTTTTGCTGTATCAGGTTGAATAGCACCCAAGTCAGTAGAGATGTCATGCAACTGAAAATCTGCTACACTATTTCCAGTAACCCGTTTAATAACTGTTTTACCAAATACAATTAACTGCTCACGAAAAACGATTAGATCAGTTATGTCATCTGTGATGTTGATAACACCACCGCCGGTAGCTATGGTAAAGTCTGTATCTTTATACGGAGCAGAGAAAAATAAATTTTGTCCGTTAGCTAAAAACAAATGATTTGCAAACTGTACTACAAAATCACACCCAGTAAAGTCACCACTTAAACTAGATAGCTGTGTAAGTGTTCCTGCATTGCCATCAAATATAAAAGGTCTACTAGCACCATCTACAATAAATAATTTTTCAGTACCGTCAAAATCATATTTTTCAAATCGAACAACACCAGAACCACCTAAATTAATACCAACGCTAGAAAAAGTAGCATTGTTTGTTACTTGTGTCCAGCCGCTACCAGATGACCTATATAATTCTGCTCCTCTTGCTGCATATACACGACCACCATAGTATGTGATACCACGAATAATACCTGAACCAGCTAATGCATTGTTGTCGTGTTTTACAAACCCTTCAATTTTTCTATAACCACCTTCAACCGAAGGCTCAAAATTAAGTAGAACTCTTGCGCTACCCGGTTGATTCATACCTTGCTGCAGTGGACTGAGGTTAGTAATTAGCCCTTGTTTAAATTCTATGGGAAATGTATTCCATGAATCTGGCATTCTACTTAATTCCTATACTATAGTTTTACATATTTAAACGTATTTGTCAAGTGTTAATTGTTTACACTCGCACAATAAAGTTAGCTTGACTTCCTATTGCAGTAGAACGCACGTAGTCATAACGATTAATCAACACTGAACGCATATTCTTAATACCTTCTTGGAACTTTTCTTTAGAGACTAATGCGTCTTGTGTGTTACCTCTAAACAAATGAGCGTAGTGCATGGCACCATCGGTAATAACATGCATAAATCTTTCAGGAATAGTAGGCACATCCGTGTCTGAAATCAAGTCTACGGGAATGCGGTAGTATTCATACACTACAGTATAGGCTTTATCTGGCGGTGGAACTAAACCATATTCTTCAGCGGGTGATTGAAACACAAAATTAGGCAGAGCAGAAGAAGCATTACTAGCATCATATTCATAACCTATATAGTTATTTAGATAGTCTTCATAAGCAATGACTTTTAGTTTTTTTGTATCGTTGCCTAATGTAGCATCCTCCTTAATTCTAAAAGTATTAAAATTTATTAACTTTGCGTCAAAAGGAAAAGAGTAACGAGTAATGTTAGCAGTAAGAACATCTTCTTCTTCTACATGATTAAAAGGCCAATTATATTCGTATTGATTAATATCACGAATAGAAGCATTTACTGCATCCTTTGCCTGTGCATAAAAACCAGAAGCAGTAGCAAAGTTAATTGATGTAAGTTCTACCTCATTAAGCCTACGATTGATTTGATTTACTAGTCCTATAAAATCATATGCCATTATTTTTCTCTCACTTTAAGTTTGATACTGCGTTCTGCAATATTGCCTGTGTTATCTGAAATTTGACAGAAAATGGTATACTGAATATTGTTAGTTCCATCTGCTAAATAGATTGTTGCAATTTGGTTATTGCTACTAATAGTCTGTGATACACTGCGTAAGTTATGCACTGTTCCTGTTGGCGTAAGAACAGTCTTAACTCCACTAGCATTATTAACATACCATACTACGCTACTAATAGTACCTGTACCAAGAAACCTAGACCAGTCTACACTGTAGTCCAGCAATTCATCTGGGTCTTTATTAGGCCAACGAAAAGACATATTTTACTCCTATGCTGCTACTCTTACGGTGCGTTCAAATGCTGTTGTTTGCGGTTCGCTATACGCTACCCTACTTTGTTTTTCAACCATTACAGTCCTGTCTTGTGAGTTATCTGTGGTTCCTATCCAGGCAAAGCGTACTACATTGGCTACATTAACCGTTCTTTCTACTGAAGATAGCTGCCTTTCAATATATACTAGGCGTTTTCTATCGTATGCATCTCTTAGATTGTAATAATTAAATAGACTAGCAGCACCATAACCACTAGCTAATCCCGATAAGTTTCCAAACGCACCTTGTATCAGAATAGTAAATATAGATGTTGTAGCTACACCGTTTACTGTGCTATGCCCATCCGCAATCCGAAGACCACCACCCGTAATCTGGGCGTTTCCTTGTACGCTTGCAGAAAGTAATCGTCTTACAGTGCTAACACCAACAGTTGTAGCTACGCCATTTATGGTTTCTGTCGGATTTCCTACAAACGAACCACCTGCTGGTGCAGATGTAGCAGTACCAGAAATGTTTGTAGTAACGGGTGTAATTGCATTTGCTACACTTGTTGTAGTACCTGCACCTAAAACACTAGCCGTAGTAACTGCTACATTTACAGGGCTTGCTGTTGCTGTTGCCGCACCTAATACACTTGTAGCTGCAGGTCTTACACGTAAAGATGCTCCAGATACAGTAGCAGAACCAGAAACAAGGACATCACCCGAAAGTAAACCTATGCCTACTGCAGATGAAGTACCAAAAGCAGAGATAGATGCGTTTACTATAAGTGTAGCTACTGCACTGCCAGCACCAGAACCTGCACCAGATATGTTTGCAGAAGCATCAAAGGTTCCTGATGCAAGTGAGGATAGGGGAAACGCACTTATTGCACCAGATGAAATCATCTATCTATATCCTATTTATTTTACTACAGCTAAACAACTAAGACTTCCAGTAAGTGCGTCCAGCAGCAATGACTTCGTTAATACGAGTGCAGTCTTTACCTGCCGTCACCCACTTGTCATCAAGCATATCTGTTTCCAGCTTCATAACAATATTGCCAACGGATTGCTTTTTTTCAACATCCGTAGCATCTTCCATTTTTAATCCGGCGATTATACTTTCGATCATGTCACACTCATGCAAGATGCGTAAGAAATCACGTTCCAATTCGTTTACAGCCATTTTTAATTTCCTTGTTCCAGTTGTTGTATTCTAGCTTCTAAGGCTTCGCATTTAGCGGATAACTCTTGTACCGCTTTAATAAGTATTGGGTAAGTTCTATTCGGAGCAGCCTCCCATTTTTCTGGGTTGTCAAATGAAACCATTCTAGTTCTGTTAGTTGAACTAAAATCCATTTCAACTTCTGCTAACTCTTGTGCAATAAAGCCAATATCTTTTGTTGCACCCATAGAGCCGTCACGCCTATTCCAAGTAAATTCGACAGGACGCATTGCATTTATAAAATCTAATCCATATGGTATGTCTTCGATAGCCGTCTTATCACGCTCATCAGACAGGCTTGATATTGAAGTCGTGTTGCACCTCAAACTGGATATGCTACTGTTACCAAGAGTAATTGTATTTGTTGCCGAAGAAACAGGTGCGTTTGCCCCATTTCCAAGATTAGTACAGTTTGAACTTCCTGCGTAAGTACTTCCAGCATCATGTCCTACGCAGACAATAGTATTTCCAGAAGATATATTAGTTCCAGAAGTATGTCCTACGCAGACATTATTGTAACCAGTGGTTATGGCACCGCCAGCACTATGTCCCATACATGTATTGTCATAACCGCTAGTTAAAGCATCCGCAGAGTATGAGCCAATTCCTACGTTGTCGTTTCCAGTGCCGCCAGCGTAGCCTGATCGATAGCCAACAAAAACGCAGTAATCTCCACCATCCATGTCGTAACCCGACACACGACCTACAGTTGTGCAGTATTGACTTCCACTACTTCCACTGTACTGAGATAAATGGCCTACACTTACACCATAAGAGCCTCCCCTAGCACGATAACCTATGCAAACTGAATCGGTAACAGTACCATTCATTCCGTCAGTTTCATAACCAACCATTGTAAGATCATCACCAGTAGTTATAAAGTCGCCAGACAAACCACCGATAAAAGTACTGTAGGTACTACCTGTAGCCGCTGTACCAGCCGAATTGCCTATAAAAGTATTATACGATGCAAATGTTGAAGGCGAATTATTACCAGCGTCCTTGCCGATGTACACACTGCTGGTCTCACCACCTTTAGATGCCTTTGTGATCGTCCCAGCGTCAGACATAAGTAAGCTGCTGCTTGACGCATCCCAAGTAAGATCGGCGTTACCAGAACTGCTGTAGAAAAAAATGTCGCCTGTAGCATGGTCTACTTGAAAACGAGTTGAGCCAGAAGTAGCAGCATCATTGGTAGTTAGAATTGTAAATTTACCAATGTTGTTCTGAAGTTGGGTATTTAGGTTACTTGTGTCAGTTTCAAAAAGACGTATGGTTGGATTGGTTGAAGATATTTCCATAGAACCAACATTGATATCGGCGGTTGTATTGATATCGCCGTTCCACTGCCCTGCATTGTTCCAGAGAGGGCGGTTACTAGCGATGTTCCACGAACCTGTGCTGTTGTCTGAAGCGTACCACTGACCACCATCATCGCCACTAAAAGCAAGCAACGCGTTGTATGAGTTGTCTGACGCGTGTACCCAGCTACCATTGTCATAGTAAAGTCCAGTGGAGAAGAAAGTTTTTCCACCACTCCACGGTAATACGCCCCATACAGTGTCGTATGTTCCGCTTTTCGCTACGATTGGTGATGAACTAGCGACAGCAGACTCAACTTGTAGACCGGCACTGGTTGTAATGCCCGCGCTATTGATGTCTACGTTTCCGCTGCTTTTTACAACAAATTTGTATCCGCTATCAGCATATACTCCTAAAGCCAGCGCATCGTGAGCCGCAGTTGCATCACTGCGAACCAACAAACCCTGTGCGTTAGCATCACTTCCAGTATTATAAATTCTTGAAACCCAAGTGTCTACGTCTCCTGTGGCATCTAAAATAAAACTAGGCGAACTCGTCCCAATGCCCACGTTTCCGCTGCTGTCGATTTTTGCGGCAAAACTGTTTCCTATGCGAAATTCTAGCCCAGTCGATGTAAAGCCAGTATCAATAATCCCTGTGCTATTACCTGCGCTGTAGGTTAGCTTGACACCATCTGTGCCACTTCCGAAAACAGATTGACCTCTTACATCAAGGGCTTCAGTAGGCGAACTCGTCCCAATGCCAACATTACCGCTGCTGTCGATGCGCATATGTTCACTAGAGCCAGCAGCATTGCGAAATATTTTATTTTCAGCGTTTATATAAATATCACCACCGCTAGCAGCGTTAATATTAAAGTTTCCGCTGTTTGCACCACCAGTAGTAATTGTATGGGTTGCCCCTGTCCCACGACTAGATACGAAATTTACAGTAGCATCTGTCGATAATACATCCACGCCTGTGGCGCTGGTTTCAAACTTGAGGGTATTATTGTGATAAAGGTTTACTGACGAATTTTCGTTAAATACTGCATAAGTTTGTCCAGAAGTGGTTCTGAAACGTATATCGTCTGACCCTTCGATATATAAATCACCAGTGCCATTATCTCTTACATAGCTATCACTACCATCGTGATAAATCTGCAAGTCAGACCCAGCACCGAAAATGGCCTTGTCGTTGTCGCCGAAGGTCAGGTCGCCAGCTAAAGCAGTATTCCCGCTTGCGTCTTGAAAGATGTACTTTTCAGCAGGAACGGTACAGAAAATAGTTTTGTCGCCAGCCGTCCAGTTAACCGCTGCATCAGCGTTACTAGACTGCAAAATAGTTGTTCTAGCAAGTGTTGTCCCAGAGGCTGTGTATGTACCTATTCCTACTTCAAAGTCAGCACCGCCAGTACACACATAATAAGTAGTATTACCATCGCCTATTTCAGCAAAGGATTCAAAACCATCAGCTGCGCCAGCAAGAGTATATGTACCCGTGCCAGTTGTAGTGGTGGTTTCTTTAATCCGATCAGCGATAGTAAGGGCCATATTAAGCCTCTGTTATGGTAATGCTGTTAACGGCAAAACGTAGAGTGTCACCATCAGCAATTGTCTTAGATGCTGTCAATGCACCGTAATACATCAGATTGCCTGCAGAAACTGCATCGTGAATACCAAAATGTGTAACAGTCCCCCATGCACCACCGGATGCAGTAAATTCAGTTACAGATGTTGGGCCAGATGCGCTACCACTACTAGCTGCACCAAACGAAGCAGTAAGTCTTGCATAACCATTGCCAGACACTTCTGTACCTGAATCAGTTTCACCCGGATCGGATGTGTATAATGAAATGTAAACAGTTGAAGAAGACAATGCTGACGTACCAAGCACGTGGTCCAGAATGGCGTTCTCCAAGTAATCAGATTTTGCAGACATTTTTTATTCTCCAATTAAAACAAAAAAGTAAGAGAGCAGTTTTCCCACTCTCTTACTATACCTATCACTAGGCGAGGTTGTAAACAGCGTTGACAAGAGCCTCTGGACGCAGAATCTTGCGACCATAGAGATGCATGCCACGAACAATGTCAGCAAAGCTGTCAGGGTCACGGTATGTCTCTGTCTTGTTAATCTGCTCTGCAGTAGCTACCGCTGAGTCATGTCCAGCTACAATCACACCAAAGTTAGTAGCGTTAGTACCACCAGTAGTTGATGGACCAGTACCAAGAATTGGCAGGTTGTTAGACACGTACACACGGAAACCATGCAGGTTGTTCAGGATCAAACCGTTCTGCAAGCCTGAACCGCCGAAGTCAGCGTCAAGGAGACGTGACTCTTCGTCCATCAGGATTTCTTTCAGAACTGGATCAATGACAATCCAACGTCCACGGCTGTCAACATTTTGCTCGTCTAGCTTACGTGCCATACGTGCAATGATCTGCAGTGGGTTAGCAGTACCAGTTGCTGAAGGTACGCCAGAAGTACCGGCACGAGGCACGATACCAATTGACTGAGCAGCAACACCAGCATTGAAGTCAGATGCGTCCAGCTTGTTACCTGCAAGCAATTCGTCACTACCAGCAGTAGTGTTTGCCTTTGTACCGTTAACAGTTGTGTTTACGGTGTCTGCATTTGTATGCAGGGCTGACTGCGAGTAACCTGACAAGTAGCCAAGAACATCTTGGTCATACTGATCAGCAAGACGATACGCAGCACGATCACTTGCCAGAGACTGGAAGTTAACGTGGCTGTGCGCCTCTTCAATGTCATCGACTTTGAATGCAAAGTAGTTTGCTTTGTCGATTGTCAGTGAGAAGTCAGCATCGTCAATTGCTTGTGGAACGATTGTTGTACCACGAAGGTATGCTGAAACTGAAATCTCAGGTTCTTTGATGATCTTCACTGAATCGCCCATGTTAGCGATTTCACCGAAGTAGTCGGAATTAGTAATCCCTTCACAAACAGCGGCCTTGCGGAAAGCAAGTTGCACCTGTTTGGAGTAGATTACTGGTGAAAAATTTCCGTTTGGTAGGTTAGTCCAACCTACTGCACTTCCAAATGCCATTGTAATATCTCCTATTATTAGCATTGTTCACAGATGCAAACATTACAATTCTTAGCAGAGGCTGACTAACGTAGGGTGTACTGCATACAAAGGTGGCCGCCGATGTATTTAGTAGGCCATGTTATTCAGGTAATCCGAAAGGGTTATTGTCGTTTGCGGATGATTTGTGTAACCAAGTAGCTACCTTAGTTACACGTATCTGACTATAGTTATATCTATTATTAACTATTTGTCAACTCTTTTTTAGTTTAATTATCTGGCTGAACCAGATACATCATAGACAAACTTTCCACTACGGATAGCTTCCATGATTTCGTCTGCCCTTTTCTCATATTCTTGAGGGGACATTTTCTGCACAACAGACTCTTTAATAAACGAACCAGTGTCGTCTTCTTGAGGCTTGCTGCGACTATTCTTTGTTGCTACAGACTTAGCTGCATCTTTATCTGACTTAGCTTTCTTAGTAGAAATACCCATGTCAGATTTGTACAAGTCAATGGCTCTTGCTGCAGAACGTGCATCGTTGTCGTTGTCGTACAGTGCATCTTGCACCCACTTAGGCTGATCATCCGCCCATGTATGAAACTCATCACTGTCACGAATCTGATCGAAATCAGGATGCAATCGCATTAGTTCTGCTTCGGCTTTTTCTTTTGTAGCACTAATTTGCATTTCATCAATTACTTTAAGGCGTTCTTCAAGAGCAGTAGATTGCTCACGTGCCTTTTTCATAGCAATTGTTTCAACGATAGCTGCTACATCTGGGTAGTCTGATGCCCACTGTTCGATGTCTTCATCTGACTTAGGCAGCTTCATTTCATTTTTAGTAGCTTGTTCTAGCTGCCGTTTCATTGCATCTAGTTCAGCTTTAAACTCTTCAGCCTGTTTTTGTTGATGTCGGCGCAAATCGGAGTAACGCTTTTTAAACGTCTTCTCTTCTGCACTGGTAGGTTCTTCTTCTTCTTGTTCTTCTACCTTACCTTCTTTAGCCATTTTTTGCTGTTCTAACAGTTCAGCAAGTTCTGCTTCTTCACGTTCACGTTTTTCTTCATTAGTGTATTTACGATTTGCAAATGCAACTTTCTTTTGTGATTGCATTTCTTCAGCCATAATTGTATCGTTCATTGTATTTCCTTTTGTTGGGGCCACTGTAGCCACACTGTCGGGCGTGGGGAGTGAGTAGCCAACTGATTGTGAGGTTGTTTTGCAAGCCCCTCACGCAGCTTGTTTAACCATCTCCAACACTTTCAGACCCCTCTGTAGAACCTCCGTCCATTCCATCAAGACCGCCGCCGGTGTCATTATCATTATTGTTGTTGCCAAACTCACCACCACCCGGCGTATTCTCACGGTATCCAGAAGACACTGCTGCGGCTGCACTTGTAGCTGCTTTTTCTGCTGCCTTTTCTCTGTTCGCCATAGCCGTATCCGTTTTTTGTCTTTCAGCCGCAGCTTCTTGAGCAACCCTGTTAGCTTCAAAGGCACTTCTAAAGCGTCCTGCGTCAACAACATTTCCTTTTTTCTCTTCTTCTTCTACTCTATCTACAAGAGAACGTAATGAGTCATTTACTCTAACACGACCATCATCAGAGCCTACAATATTTTCACCATACTTATCTACAAAGTTAGCTATTTTTTCCATTTCTTTTCTGTCAGATACATTTCCACGCATCATATCATTGTAGGTTGCAGCATCTAAAACCAAATCTAATGCTAACGTCTTGTCTTGACCCAATGGAGTTGCTCTTGTACCGGGAACTTTAATATCTGAAATAACAGCAAATTGTCCTTCTTTTAAAGATAGCTGCTCTCCAAATTTACCGTTTGTTAATCCATAAGCTAGACCAGAGGGAACATTCCCGAAGTAATCTTTTATAGCTTTTGCTGTGCCTAAAACACCTACTCCGGGCATTTCAATAGAAAATTTTCCGCTAAAAGCATTATCTACTAAACCAGCACGTCTACCTGTTGCTTGGGTTCCACCAAAAGAAACAGTAGGCTCAGTACTTACATCGTCTTCTCTACCGCCATCACCCTGTCCAGTAACTTGTGTTGTTTGAGTTGTTACAGGTGCTACCTCTTCTTCTTCACCTTTTAATTTATAACCTTCCGGTACAGTTGCAGGATTACCAGCTAAGTCAAGAAGCTGTCCTGTCTGTTTATTTTTCTTAAATACTAAAGTTTGATTAGCTTCATTTACGTAAGTAACAGTTTCGTACTCTACGCCCTCAGGACCAAAACCTACTACGCCTTGAAACGTAGGTGTTAGTTCTTGAGGAAGACGTACCGGCGTAAACGCTTGCTGTGGTGGTTTATATCCACCCATTGGGTTAGCGGGTGCAGAAGCTGCAACCATAGGGGCCTCAGCAACACCTGTAGTTGTAGGTGCCGAAGGCTGATAATAAACGCCGCTTTGTGGATCAGGATTTACAAATGTACCCTCTTGAGCATAAACTACACCACCTCTTGCAAACTCTTGTGTTTTATTATACTCTTCTTCGTCTTCCATGTCAAGGTCTTCAATAGAAAATGGCAAGTCATCTGGCATAGTAGCTTCTTCACTATTGCCCATCTGACCCATAGCTTCCATGCGCTTTAGGCCCATCTTAGCTTCTTGACGCATCTTCATAAGTTTTTCAAGACCAAAGTATCGCACTACGTCTGCAGGAAAAACAAATTCACCCTCACTAAGTTGAGCCGGAATATCATCACGTACTTCTTCTTGAGTGGAGCCGGGTGGCACTTCATTACCAGATACAGGGTCTACTGTACCGCCCTCATCCATAAGACCGCCATCTTCAAAGCCACGTGTTACAGGCTCAAAGAGTTCCATTTGTTCTGCCATACGTTTCATAGGTACCACTCCACCTTCGTTAAAAACTCGTATTTTACCGTCTTTTGTTCTGGCTGTTTTTTGACTAAACAGTTCTTTTAGTTCTGATAACTTTGGTTCTGTTACATTTTTTGCAAGTACAAGTGGACCGATTTGAATTACTTCATCTGCACGAGTAACAACATTACCGGTTTCTTTGTTATAAAAGTAACTACCCCTGTATGGGTTCATACCAACTTGTGTCCAGCCAGAATCTTTATCTGCTAAAACTTTTCTAGCAAACTCTTGTAATTCATAAGGGTCTTCTGGTACATAGTCACCAAATACACGGGCTATTGTCGCTTTGCCCATAGGTTTTTCTTCGCCAGATTTTTTAGCTACTCTTTTGCCTTTTGCAATATCTAAAGCAACTTCAGGGTCTGAACCAAATTCAATATTTTTTAATCTTATAGCTTGTCCATATCCAACAACAGAACCATTTCTAATCTTACCATCGTGTATAGATACAACCCACTTATCATACTCATTATATGCAGGTATATCTAATCTAGCACCTACACGCTGACCTGGCTCCAAGTCAAATCCTTTTACACCTAAAATGCCTTTTTCTGCTTTTTTACCCATAGACCCCACAACATCTGTTATTGTAGTCATTTCTGGCATTGTTTCAGCAGTATACAGTTGCGGTTCTGGGAATACTTCTTTAATACGCTTACGTGATTCCTTTGATGTTATATTACCTTGAAACAAATCTTCCGCAGCTTGTTGTGCTTCTGGTATGTTTTTTTGTCTTTGCGATTCTGGAAGACGGTTAGCATCCCGCCACTCTTGTAGTTTTTCTGCATTATCTACTAATTTTTCTGCTTCACCGATATCTTTTTTACGAAATGATTTTGCTGCAGCTTTAATTGGTTTATTTAAAATGTCTCCACCGGGAAGAATACCTACACCTAATGCTGCTGTTCCTAATGCTGCACTAGTATAATTACCCTTAGATACATCACTTGCAATTTCTTTAGCCAGCATTGCTTCGCCAAGAATAGGAACATTTTCTGCAAGAGTTTTTCTGTCTTGCATTACTTCTTTTTCTGTTCGTGTTTCTTTACTTCCCATATAGGGAGCAGAAAAACCCATTGACTGCATTTGCTTTTTAGCTTTATCTGCTGGTTTATCCATCTGCGTTAGCTACGTCCTCACGTAATCGTTTAATCTTACGTAGTACATCTATAGCACCCTGTGCTTTGTGTACTGTTATCATATTCTCTGATTGTTCTAGCACCTTATGATGCTGGTCTACCATGTTATCCAAATACTTACTGAAGTGGTCCCATTGGCGGTTGTTGCCCACCAGCGGCTTGAGCTTGCTGAGGAGTTCCCGGCTGTTGTCCTTGTCCATTTGCACTAAATCCTTGTTCACCCGGCACAGGAGCCTGTCCTACACCTATATTGCCACCGCCTGCACCAGAGGTATCCATTGCATCCGCACCCGCTGGTGCGCCTTCCTGCGGTCCTGCAGGGGCTTGGAAGCCTTTCATAATCTCTGCTTGCAGTGCAGCTTCGTCCATATTGTTGGTTACTTTGTCGGGGTCTAAGTCCATAGACTTTGCAATCTCACGGATTACATACTGGAACTTAGCAAAAGGTGCAAGTGCTGGGCTGCTTGCAATCTGCAAGAATTGCATCAACCGCTGGCTACGTACTTCATTAGCCATTAGGCTTTCAGTACCACGAGCCTTAACTTCTAAGTCGCCTTTGATTTCTGGATCAAAGTCAAACTGCATGTTAAAACGAAACAGCCCTTCACCTAACGGACGAAGAAGATAGTCGTCTACGTTTTTAATAACAGTTTTTGTGCCGCCTTGCGCAGCACCCATAAGCATAGAGATACCACTAGCTGTACGGCCTACACCGCTAATACCAGTCTGTCCATGCGCAAATGATGGGAAGCCTGTGCTTTCATCCGCTAGCACACGAGCCTTGTCAAATAGCATCATATTCTCTTGTGACACGTTTGGAAATTTAGTGCCAAAGATAGCTTGACCCGGTGCGCCACCTTGTCTGCGAAAAATTTTGCCGGGATACAAAGACAAGTCCTGACCCGGTACTAGATTGGTTTCGTCTACTTCTACAATTAGATTGCCAGACAATACGGCGTTATCAACAGCCATACGCATAAAGCCATTCATTAGTGTCTGCGTATCATCCATGTTTTCAGCAATACCTACACCAAAGAATGAGTAGGGGTTCAACTCGTATGGCGCAGCACAGTATGGAATTTTAGCTGGCTTGAATGGGTTAAGAACCATACGCAGCAATCTACCGTTACATATCCAGACGTTAGCCTGCAGTTCGTCAAACTCTTTAAGTTCTTTTGGAATGTCGATGCCTTGCTCTTCTAGCAATGTAGTATCGACCATGCCCCAGTATTCAAGCACTTCAAACCGATCTACACCATGATCTGGTGCATAGTCGGACAGGTCATCTTCCCAGTATTTCTTTTCGTAGTTCTCACCCATTTGGATGACTTCATCAATAACGCCACCTCTAAAGTAAGGTCTACGCTTTAAATTACGTAATTGTGTACGGGACATTTTGTGACGCTCAATTACATATTGGGCTTCGTCCATGTTATTGGCATCTGGGTCTGCATAAAAGTTCCATACAGATACGTGATTTACCTGTGGGATTGTTTTAAATAACGGATCATAGTTCCCGTCTTCATCCCAATTAGGATATTCTTTGTCTACTGCAAACGGACCTTTCATTACGCCCGTGCCAAACAAGGCCATCTCAAATGCTGCACTACGTAAATGCTTAGTTGCCCCTGACTCTTCAAGTTGGTCGTGTATTTTCTTTTGCATCTTTTTAGCAGCAATCATAGCTGGGCTAAATGAAATTGCTGTAGGTGTTTTGCCCGGACCTTCTCTCAGTTTATCCTGAATAGGCTCCAGTTTATTCTGCATAACACCTAGTTTTTCCTGTAGTGTCTTAGCAGTAGCACCCGGTGGTAAGTCTTCACCATCACCAGCAAAACCATAAGGGCTAACATTTGGATCAGACTGTAACTGCTCTGGTTCTTGTGGATCAAAGCTAACGTCTGCGACTACACCTTCTGGTAATTCAGTAGGCTCAATAGAAAGAGGAAAACGCTGGTTAGCAAATAGCACATCAACGATTTGCCCATAAGCTGCCAGCGTTTTAGTTTTTGTGACTTTAATAAAGACACGAGATTTTTCTGCTTCGGTAAATTGAACATCAGGACCATACAAACCGCGATAATTGCGGTAGGCACGAAGCCAGCGTT